TGACGACATGGGCCGTGCCGACCCGTTTGTCTCCGTAAAAAGTCGCCCTACGCTGGGTTAGCGGATGCGGGCCGCGTTTGGTGGGTGTCATCCTTCTTGCTCCTTCTGAATCCTGTCTATTTTGTTGTTGACGTCATTTAGCTTGGAAACGAGGTCCTCCAATTCCCCCTCCACGTCCATCCTCCTGAAATGTAGCCACAGGTAGAATATCAGGTCGGCGGCCTCCTCCAAGGCGGATCGCAGGGGATCGGGCTCCGTGAAGACGACCCCGTGCTCCTCCATGCCCCTGTCGAACTTGTCCTTGCAGAATTTCGACAGCCACTCGATGTACTCGTCGCGCACCTCGGGACCGAGCACACGCCAAGCTTCTGTTTTTAATTGGTTGCTTTCCTCAGACATGGGTCCTCCTGCTTTGGTGGCGGGGATGCCACCGTACCCTAAGTATATCAGGGATTTGGCACACTGTCAACGCCGTCATCGTCTCACCAATCGCGCAGGATCGGCACGTCTTCAAGATTTCCCCAATTCGGCCCCGACGACGCGTGAACCTCCAGCGGGACGGCAATCTGGACGACGCTCTCCATGATGCGGGCATATTCGGTGGCCAAGGTGTGCACCAGACCGTTGTCCATTTCCCACATCAGCTCGTCGTGGATCTGCATCACCCATTGGACGGGGGCGGGCTTGGGGATCGGTGACGGCGGAACGAAATGCCACCCGTGCTTTTCAACGATGCGTCCCATGGCAAGCTTGATGACTCCCTGTGCCCCCATCTGGATGGGGCCGTTGCCCGCCTGTCTTTCCCCGGCGGCCTGTATGGACTGCACCGGGCAGGACATCTCGGGCACCCACCTCTTCCTGCCGAACATGTCTTGGACATACCCGTGTTGCCGGGCGTGGTCCACCGCCCCGTCCCTGAAGGTCTTGACCTCCGGGTACAGGCGGTAATAGTCGTTGATGAAGGCGTCGCATCTCTCCAAGTCCCAATCGGCCAAGCCCTCCGCGGCCATCTGGTCAAAGAGGCCGTGGGCGGTGATCCCGTAGACCACCCCAAAGCCCAGCCTCTTTACGGGGTATCGGTACTTGTCGTCGGCGGCTTCCTCCACCGAGACCCCGTGTATGCTGGCCGCGGTCTCCGTGTGGATGTCCTTTCCCTCCAGGAACAAATCGATCCCCGTCTGACATCCGGACAGAGCCATGACCAGCCGCATCTCGACTTGGGAATAGTCCATGGCGAGAAAGGAGCGTCCTTCGGGGGTCACAAACCCGTCCCGGACGAGTCTCCCCAACCGGGTCCTTGCCGGAATAGCCTGTACATTGGGATTGCGCACCCTCAGCCTTCCTGTCTCGGTGCCGGGCACCGCGCTGATCCTCGCGTGTATGCGCGCTCCGTTTCCATCATCCTCCACCCACTTGGGGAGGGCGTCCGCATACGCCGTCTTGATCTTGGCCCTCTCCCGGTACTGAAGGATGAGATCGATCACGGGGTGGTCCACTTTCTTGAGTTCTTGGTCGTCGGTGGAAGGTTTTCCCGTGTCCGTCAGGCGCGTGGGGGTGAATCCCAGCTTGTCGTAGACCAAGGTCGCCACTTGAGGACCCGACACGGGGTTGAACCGATAGGGCTCCCCGTCCAGATAGGCCCCAGCCACGTCGGCGGCTTGGTCCGCTATGTCGGCCATGGGGCCCCCCAACTCCTCGGACAAGGAGGCGAAATAGGAGGGATCGACGCCGATGCCCCCGTCCTGCATGGATCGAACGATGGGGAGCACGGGGCCGTCCACGTGGTCTAGGACAAACTGGAGGCCCTCCTCCTTGATCAAGGGGGACAGGGAACGATACACCCTCAGGGTGGCGTCGGCGTCCCGGGCGGAATACCTCAGGGCTTGACGGACGGGCACGTTGGCCAAGGACGCCTCCGGCATCGGCCCAAGCTTTTCCTCCACCTCGGCGCGTTCCAAATCGTCTATGTCCTGCCACCTGCGGTACGGGTTGGCTCCCTTGTCCATATGATCCGCCAGTATCCTCTTCGCCTTCCTTGTGATGGTGTGGGGCTTCCGGGTCCGGGTGTTCATCCTACCCAGTTTGTTGTCCCATTTGGTTTCCGATATGGGAGGAGGAGGCGACCATTCGCCATCCGCCACCTCTGACAGGTACGAAACGGAAATGTCGTCTTGGAAAGGAGACACGATGTCGGTGTAGTCCTCCATGGTGATCCCGCACAGGTCCCGGGCCAGCGTCTTGAGACCCATTGGAAGACCCAACAAATAAGCCATGAGCATGGTGTCCACGAAATTGTCCATCTGGACGAATTGGGCGTCGTAGTCGTAGTTGTGGACCACCACTTTCACGTGGGAGGGGATGGGGCCCATGATCCTTTCCATGTCCCTCCACGTATCCGCGGGTACGAAAAGGGCCTCTCCGGGCTTTTTGGATATCTGGACGGACCAAAGCTTGCCGTCCACGGTCTCCGTGTCCAAGGCCAACATCTCGGCGTGCACCAGATAGTTGTACACGGACAAGGGGTCCTTTTCGGTACGGTATGTGGCGTGCGGGTGCTCATCCTTCACAAAGAAGTCGGCCATGTCAACGTTGTCTATGTCGTTTACCAACCTCTTCAGGCCTTCGAAATCCGACAGAATGGTGCGTATGAACCGGGTCTGGTGCAGACCCGCCGCCGGGTGGATGACGGGGTAGACGTAGTCCGGGGTGTGGCCGTAGGGAAGAGTTATCCCGGCCAAGGGGCGACCATGCAGGTGCTCAATGCCGTCGTTTAGGCCCGTAGCCCAACGCGTGGCAAACACCCCCATGGTGACCAGAACCCGGGGCCGTACCATCTCGATCTCCGTGGCGGCCCAACGTGTGGCGCACTCGTCCACTTCTCCCGGGAGCGGGTCCCGGTTGTTGGGAGGGCGGCACTTGATCGTGTTGGTAACGAACACGGAAGACCTGTTGTGTCCTATGGATTTGAGAAGGGAATCCAGGAACTGCCCGGCGGGTCCCGTGAAAGGAATGCCCGTTTCGTCCTCGTTGCGACCCGGGGACTCGCCGATGAACATGATGTCGGTGGGGGTTGGCCCGGTGCCGGGAACGGGTCCTTGGCATCCCTTTCGCAGGTCGCAAGCCGTGCATTCCCGGTTGGGCGCGTACAAGGGGTGGGTGATTGGTGGAGTGGTCATTGTTCCTCCTCTCCGTTGATGGCGGCCACGATGCGGGCCGACGTTTTCTTGCCGATTCCGGATACCTCGGACCACTCCTTAGCGGTGGCCCCGGCCAATCCCCGGACGGACGGGAAAAAATCCTCTATGGCCTTGGACCTCTCCCAACCTACCCCCGGCAACTCCTTGGCCACGCGACGCAGGAGAGAGGGCCTCCCGTACAGGGAGACAGCGGGAGGTGGCGGAGTGTGGAACTTGTTTAGGCTGGAATGGTCTTCGGGGGGTCTGCGAAACAGGGAGTAAAGAGACTTGATCTCCTGAGCCGTGTCCGTTGCGTTCGCGGTGCGGCGCACGTGAACCCCGGCATACAGCTCGATCTCGTTGAGATAAGACCTGAGCCTCGACCCGGTGGTCTGGGGGACGGAGGGAACCCAGCGGCCCCCTTTCCTGATCTGGATGAGGCCCGACACCCGGTCCTCCCGGACGGCTCCGACCTCAAGGAAGAGGAAGACGCGGTCAAAACCCGCGGCGCGTGCGTCCTGCACTTGCTGGATGTGTCGTCCGTCTTCCATGCACTTGATGAGGTCTCCCAGCTTCTTCCTTTCGCCGCACACGCGGATGTCCGCACCCCCCGTCCACTTCCCGAAAAAAGCGAAATCTCCGTGGGGTATGGGCACCGCGATAGCCAAGGAACCCAACAATTCAAGGACGTCCCTGTCGTTGGGTGCCTCCGTGACGAAGATCACGAACCGTGCACCATGAGAAGCAAAAACTCAAAAGAGCGGGAATCGTCCCAGAATATCTGCCCGTTCAGGGCCGGATTCTGTCGGCAGTCCTTGACTTGCACCCCGAACCGGGTGCCGTCCTCCCCGTCGTGCCGTACCGTTTCCAAGTTGGCTTGGACGGAATACCCCATATCGTTCCAGCCTTTCCTCTCCCATCCTCCCGTCCACGCGTCGTTCTTGTATTCGCGGCTCATCTTGTGCAGAAGGACGACGGTAAGGTCCGAATGGTAGAACTCGCGGACGAGCTCCCGTTTGGTAGCGTTGATCGGGCCCCAATGGTGGGGCATCACCTGATCCAACCGCCCGAACGTGGCCAGCCTCTGCAATTCCCAACACTCGGATTCGGTGTCGATTACCAAGGAGCCTTGGTTGTTGTCCAAGACCGCCCGAATCCTCATTAACAGGTCGTTCCAGATTCCCACATACACCTCTTTGGGCTGATTGCGGGGAACCTTGACCTCGTACATTCTGATGTCCCGGTCCACGAACTTGTGGACCACTCCTTCCGTTCCCATGTCTAGGGAGACAAAGAACACGGGCTCCGGGGCTGTCCGGAGGGCCATGTCGGTCTTGCCCGATTTCTCGTGTCCGGATAGGGTGGCCACGATCCGGCGGGGGACGACCTGAGAGGGGGGAAGGAACCCCAAGCTTTCCATATTAATCATTGTGTACTCCACGGTGAATTGATGAGGGCGGGGGCTGGTGCTGGTGTAGCCCCCGCCGGGAAACTAGGAGGCGGGGGTTATAACCCCGTCCCCGCTGACCTGGAACCCCCGAGCCGTTAGGACGGCGCGGAAGTCGGGGGAGAACACCCGGGCCGCTATCTGGTCGCGGTTTGGGTGAGATGCGAGGGTCGAGAAGACCCCGGCGGCCAAGTCCTGCATGGAGAATCCAGAAGGCTTCTCGGAGGACATGTTCACGACCAACTCCATGGCGGAGTCGTCCACGCTACCAGAGGGGGACGCGGCCGGGGGAGGGGTCGGTGCTCCCCCCGGGGTCGATGCGGGTCTTGCACTGTTCTCCCAAGGGAGATTGTGGATGACGGTGGGAACAATGGACATACGTGGTCGCACGGTTCCATCGGCTCCCGCCGCGGCGGGGAGTCCGGCCCTTGTCGGCTGTTGTTTGGGCTCAAACAGGGCGTAAAGGCCCTTGAACACCGAGGCATCCCCGGTTATTCGGTCCGCGGGAAAGCCCGCGTTGACCACCTCCGTCATCAGAAAGCCGACATTGGAGTTCTTGGCCAATTCCGTCTGCGCCCCCATCGCCACAGCAAATTTTCCTTCTTCGCCCGGTTGCCAGCGGGTCGGGTCTCCCGCACTATAGTGTTGCTGGTAAGTCTGTCCCGAGTTGTCCTCCAGGGTCCAGCGGAGAGCGAAGGCCTGAGGGCCCCTACCTCCATAGTCCCAAATGACGAATCTCGAATCTTGAACTACCATGTCTCCGGACGGAAGTCCCGTCCCTTCTGACATCAGTTCCGGGTTGAGGCTTGCGCCTCCCTGTTGGGTGGTCATATCCACACCTCCTCTTGTTATTGTGGGGCCCGGTTGATCCCCATTACACATTGAATCACCGATTTGACGGCCTGTCAATGGGTGGGGATTGGTGAGGCCCCCACGGTGGGCCGTGAACCATCATCTTGAACCCGGCGATCCTGTCGTGGAACCAGCCCGGGGCAAAATGCTTGTACCTATTCCAGAACCAGAGCCAATTGTCGTCGACCAACAGAACCTCGCACTGGTCGGAGGCGGATCTGGTGCCGCGCCCGGCTTCCTGTACGATGTCCCCCATGGCCACATAGCTGGTCCAATCCTTGTCTTCTTTCGTCCGTGCCTTTACCACGGCGGGGCGGGTGTCGGGGTACGGGATTTTGCCGATGATTATGTATTCACAATCGGTTCCGGGGAAGTCCCATCCCGAGGTGACGGAAGGCGACACAAGGACGCGGGGGGCCGGAGCCTTGCGGAAGGCGTCCACCATTTGGACGACGTCGGAAGTCCCGTGGGACATCATGATGTCCCGATGCCGGGACAGGTTCAGAAGGGTGTTCCTTCTGTTGTAAGACACCGTGAAGACGATGCCCTTCCTGTCGAGTCTCCGGTCTATCAACTGGTCGATACGGGAGACCCAAGCTTTGATGTCCTCGTCCGAGGATCGGAAGTTGAGCCGCACCGTTGACACGTGCTTGACCGGGGTGTTGGATGCGGGGAATCCGGAGGGGGCCGAGACAAAAGGCGGGTCCTCGATTCCCAGCAGATCGGCGGTCTTGGGTGTCATAAAGGCCGACATCAGGATGACCTTCTTGGCCGATCCAAACAAAAGGTGCCCATAGTCCGCGGGCCAAAGGGGGACAAAGGACCAAGAGCCCCGGTTGCCCTGCCAACTCCACCTCCCGGAGGACTTGTAAATCGACTCCAGACGGC